CAAATATTCAGCGACTCGACGCGCCCAAAATAAATCCACCGACCCTTCTAGGCCAATACTATATGTATTTAATACAGTGTCGGGTGCGGTCTTCCGCAATTCTCTCGCAACAATCGCAGTAACCAGCGAACTATCCAATCCTCCCGACAGCAAGCATCCAACTGGCCTCTCGCTCATCAGACGTTTGACAACCGCCTTTGTGAATAATTCACGAATCTGCTTACATATAATTGCCTCGCGGTCGTTGTCGTCGGCGTCGGCCTCCAATGGCGGATATGAATAATGAACCTGTAATTGTTTCAATTGACTTTCCATCATTGAGTGATCAGTCATGATGCTTACATCGGAAGACCCAGACCCAGACCCAGACCCAGAGATGATCGTCGCATAATCATAGTATGATTTGAACACAGCAGACCCATCAGGACTATCTTCTCCGATGTATTCCATGTAACATCCTGCTGGAAATTGTGTAATGGTGTCACATAACGCGTGAATCGACTTCATTTCACTTGCGATTCCTACCGCATAATGGTCTGGTTGTAGTGAAACACATGCCAGATCCGAATACTCACCACCGAACGACCCATCATGGCGAGATACACCGATGAAGAGCGACCGCACACCCACCGGATCTCTCGCAGCATACGTAACACCGCTTTCATAATCATGAAGCACCAACCCGAAAACACCATCAAGACGACGCAATGTTTCATACATGCCGATTTTACGATAAAGATGAATGACGATTTCGCAATCCGATCCACTAATGTATTCACTCTCGAGCTCGAACTCGCGAATCAGCTCACGAAAGTTATAGATTTCGCCATTACAAATCAAGCGACAATTTTTTAGATGAAATGGTTGATCAGCCGCAGCTTCCATTCCGTTGATAGAAAGGCGGTGAAACCCCCACGCGCGATTGCCATCCTTCATGAATACCGATTTATCAGGCCCACGATGAGATGATAATATAGAATTTTCCTGTAACGCATTCAATTGAGCAAGTGCGAGTCTCGCGACAGTTTGAAAATAGAAAATACCGCACATCACTTACGAACGACGGGTTGATGGATGGATTCCTCTTGATTCGATGATATAGAATAACATCGTAATCTATTTATATACGATTATTTTCACACTATAAAATAAAGACATTTACATAAAATCCTAGAGTATCAACATGGAAATTTACGGTCTTGTAAATGGCGCATATTCAAATCATCACGACCGTCTAGGCGAAATTAATACCCGAATCTCGGAAAGAAATATACCATCGGCCGCCCTCCGCCCCGCATTTGATGTCCGCCCGCTTTCGTCAAAATACGCTACGATGCCGATTTTAGAAACACGACCTACTCCGACTGTTCCATTACAATCATACCAACAGTTTTCTACTGAGGCGGTGTTCAATCCGGGAAACGGAAAGGCGCCATGGCGTGGATGGGCTGAACGCGTGAATGTCGAGTCGTCGTTACGTAATCAATTCTTCGCACATCAACGCAACGACCGCGCATATTATGTGCCGAATTCAGACAGCGATTTATATAATGTAACGATTGCCGCACGACATGTTGAACAGCCGAATCCGTATTTGTTTGATAATGGCGCGACGAATTTCGAACCGATGAATCCGAACCCGAATGGTTTAGGCAAACTCACGTTTGATAATTCGACGCGGTTTCAACTTCGGACGCTCGATTGTACCTATGATGGATTTTGTACTGGCGAGGGCGGTCCGGTAATCGAACCTGCTACGAATTACATTCCGAAGGAGCAAATGGAAAAGAAACAGAAAGAACAAGAGCAGTCGCGAAATGTAGCACATATTTCTGAAGGATTTACCGGAAGAAGCGCATCCTCGAAAGAACCTTTATCCACCAACAATAATTTTCCAACGTATCTTCCCCGCGCGACAGCGTGTTCTAATGCGAAGGAACACCTTACAATGCGGAGATAATAAGACGAGTATAAAAACAACGCGATATATTGTTGTATAACAAAAATATAACAAAATATAATATAATATATGCCAAATTATTGTTCGATAATTATTTATAAGATCATACTCAAATGGCACAACAAACGCGCGAAGAATTAAACGAATTCACGCTGTCGATAATGTCCAACCGGACGAAGTATGACAAATACAAGAAATCGATCGAGAGCACATCATCGGAAGAGGCGGCGAATGAAACATTTCGCAAAGAAAAGATGTATTACAAAGAACGGATTTTACATATGACGAGAGATTTATTTCACGAACGATGCGAAAATGACGATATTAATCGCGCGCATCACGAATATCTGAAATCGTGTATAGATTATTTGAAGTGGAGTGATATAACGGATATGATTGAAGCCGACACGCGGAGTGAGGTTCGTGGGGCGAATAACGGCGAGGATGGCCGCGATGTCGGCGATGTCGGCGATATTAATGGCAAGCGAACTGAACTACATGATAAAATACAGGCATCAGCCAACATCCACGCTGACGATGATGACGATGATGACGATGATGACGATGACGAGCCATGCGAAGTTGTCGAAGACACGGTGTCGGCTTCGGCGTCGGATTCGGCTTCATTCATCAGAAATCAGACATCATCGCTGCTATCCATCGCAAATAAGATGTGTATTCGAAAAAAAACAATCGACGATTTTATTGTATTGAAGCCCGCGATGAATAATAATAATGATACATCAAAACTACCCAAGATAAGAGACTATCATAACGAAATTATGAAACGCGCGGCGACTAGTGAGATTGTGAGAGAATAAGCATAATAGGATCGAGCGCATGTGGTGTGTAATGATTATTTTCAATCGCGGTTGCTGTATTTGTAATGTATGTCGTCGAATAGTTATACCAAAATTGCCGCGAAGGTAGAAGCATAAACGCCTTGAATCCGTTGGTTGTGAGCGTGGATGATTTGTCGTAGAGAATGCCATCGATGTCGTAAAAGGACGATTCATTGTCAAATGCGGTCTTTTCGAAATCGTTGTTGCCATGATTGTTTGATGAAACTACACCGATGAGGTCGTCTTGAATATAATAATTGTAATCCCTGGAAGGGATAATCAACGTCATCACGTAATTTATAATCGTTTCACTGATATAGGTCGAGAACTTGAGTTGAAGTGTATTCATGGGTTCTGGCAGCATCGCCCCCGCCCCCGCCCCCACCGGTTCTTCTTCGATGGGAGAATCGTAGCCGGCATTCTGGTTCGAGATAATGCTATACACGTAATACACCCGATTTTTCGGGTTATATAATATGTAAGCAGTCTTCAGGTGAGTTGTGCGATCGATGTCATATACACTGATTCGGTAGATATACCGCGTGACTGGATTCAAAGGGTTAATACAGGTGTGTTTCACGAACGAAGAAGGGGTGGTAGTGCTGCTGGTGCTGCTGTTGGTATCTAAATCTGCTTCTTCCGACGAGTGCTGCCAACATAAGTCGTTATCATATTCGTATGCTCCTTCTTCGCCGCTTTCTTGTTCGTGTTCGTGTTCGTGTTCTTGTAACAAGACTAACGCTTCCGCCGCTGCCTCCGCCGCTGCCTCCGCCGCCGCTGCCTCCGCCTCGTAGTCAGTCGTCTTCTTGATATGTCTAGGCGCGTATAACTTATACGTCCGAATGCTCGCTTCACGGAAAGAAGGGGTCGTAATTCGAACACGCCTGCCGCCACGAGATGTATTTCCATCGGCGCCCACAGACGCAGTAATATTTATTATAGATTCAGATTCCTGTGCCTTCTTAGTAGAATAATACGAACGAGTTTTCACGACCATTGGCGAATGAATGAATGAATGAATGAACGAATGAACGAATGTGTCATATGATAAGTATAATAAAATATAAACGGTTCAATTTTTTATGACATAATAGTATAAGTTTAGTATTCTATAAATGGAACAAAGTGAAACGGTGCCATCCGATGTCACAACGAGCGGCAACGGCAGCAGTAAATTCAAGTCCGTAAGTTGCGCACCGAGAGACCAGACGGATCCCAAAATCAATGAAACAAAAGATTTCTCATGTTATTCATCCAAATCTCTCGAAAAGTTGAAATCGCTTTGGAATAAACGCCATCCTGATCAGAAAATCGAAGACACCGACCCGCGCGCGATATGGAGCGCTCTTAAGCACAATATGACGCGTGTTTGTCATCAAGAGGCGTGTTGGTTGCGCCAAAGTTTCGCGTCATCTGGTATGGATAAAGAAATGATTCACTATACGTTTGCGCCGCAAGCCCCGAATACGTGGAAGAATAATATTCACGAGTGGCTCTCGAGTATCGATATTGCGAATTCACTGAAACAGTATGAGCACGCGATCCCCTCGTTTTTATTCATCGGTCCGTCGCCGGTGGATTTTGACGAAGTATTAGAAGATGGAGAATGCGTGTGGGATGAATTATGTAATTTTGATATTATGAAACACGTAAAAAACGGAAAATATAAAATCGGGATTGTCTTCAATACAGACCCTCACGACAAACCAGGCGAACACTGGGTGAGCATGTTTATTGATGTCCGTGCGAAAGTGATTTTCTTTTTCGATAGCACCAGTGATCGTCCGCAACGGAGAATACGTAAATTCATGAAGATGGTGCGCGAGCAAGGGGAGGCCAACGGAATACCATTCAAGGAATATATCAATAATGTCCCTCATCAGAAGAATGACACAGAATGCGGCGTATATTCCATATTCATGATTATTCATATGCTTCTTGGAAAGATGACCGTCCATGATTTTCTGGATAAGAAGAAGAAACTAACGGACAAGTATATGCAGCGGTTTAGGCGCAAGTTTTTCAATGTGGATGAGAAGGTCCCGACGCCGAATGTGGAGTTCTAGGGGCGTTGGCCCGCCTGCCAGCCTTCCGACCTGCGGTCGGCCGAATGTGAAAATAATGAGACAGTAGTCCGTAAATTATATAAACCCGTCGCGGTATGTTTATATAATTCGATAACTAACGACTCCGTTCCATAATCACTGGATGTCATCTCTCGTAAGCCACGAAAACAAGGAGCTATTATGGGGATTATTGTCCGAGGAAGGACTGTTCGACGGCATCCCCGAAAATGTAACGCCGGAAGAGGTTAAGCATGTATTTGAACGCATCCTCAAAAATCTTTCGGCGACCATCCCGTCGCTTCATGCGGCCAAGTTGAAAGAGCTACATCACGCGAAGCACCAAGCCATCGCCGAGGAAGACTATGACGCCGCGAAGAAATTTCGAATAACGATCGACGAGATGGAGGCACCGCTTGCGCGGTTAGAGAAATTAGAAGCGCGAAAACATCTCGCAATCCAAGCGGAAGATTTTGAAGCCGCAAAACAAATCAAAATGGAGATTGACCGACTTCGCGCAGCGTCCTTTTCTCTCAAAGAACTGAATAAGATCGCGATTGAATCTCTCGCAATCAATATTCCAAAACTCGCGAGAGACATAAGTGCGATAAAATCCGGAACGCGTGTCTTCCCGACAAAGACGGGGGGTGGCAATCACACCCAACCCACCACCGGTGGTCGATTGACCCACTTTGCGGGGAATGCCGGTCAATCAAATGAACCGACCGAGATTTATAACGCGGAAGACTTCCAATATCAAAAACGCCAAGAAATCGAGATGAAGATGCGAGAGAAGGAGGCAGAGATGCGTTCGTATTTTGAAGTTCCGCGCCCACCTGAGATTGATTTCTCTGATTTTCCGAGAGATTCGAACCAAATGGTGAGATTGAAATCAAGGTCTGTGCCGACGCCGACCGCGACCGCGACCGAACCCGTAGTAGAAGTAATACAATTAGACGCCGCCGCCACCGCACCCGGCCCAGGCGACGACAGTCCATTTCGGGGCGGTGATGATATGGACCGGCTCATCGCCGAGAGAATTGCCGCACGACAGAGAGATATGGAGGAAATCACAGAGAGAATAAAAGCGTCGATGCCACCATCCGAGCAGCAGCAGCAGCAGCAGCAGCAACTGAAAGAGTATAACCCGAATGAGTATGTGTCGGATACTGCGTCATTAACGCTTCCATTGCCGATGCCAATGTCGTCGATGCCCCCGAGCGAAGATACGCGTAAGGTCAGGTTTCGGGAAGATACGGATTCTATATTCCTGAAACTAAAGAGGAAACCGATGGCGGATGAGGAGTGAGGTGGATAATGAAAAGAATGGAGCGGGCATTGCGACAACCACATACACACCGCGAATCGTCAAGGTTTTACTGAAAAGAATGGAGCGGGCGGGCCATACAATCTACACAGCGAATCGTCACGGTTTTATTGAAAAGAATGGAGCGGGCGGGCCATAACGGCCCGCTGGCGCAAATCTTTTCAATAAAAAACTATAGAAACTCAATCCGCGACTGCTCCCCCATCCCCGTCCGCGGGTCGGCCGGTAGTATTGTGCGCCGCCCCCGCTCCACCAAATTCCCCATCTTATAAAGTTCGAAGTCATAAATGATATGCGTGTCGGCGTCTTCCGCATATTCTTTGCCATTCACCACCAATTTCCGCAACGTAAGCTTCTTCTCGCTTTCATTCAACTTCCGCGTCTTATCATCCACCTCTCCCTCAATATTAGGCTGATATGCGAGTTTTTCTTCATCCGCCCCCACGCCAAACGAGTAGCACTGAAGACGCTCCTTCGCACCCGCATTCGCGTGAATCATACAATCGAACGACGACTCCTTCACTGCCGTCAATATCTGGCGTGTAATCCGCTCCTTTATATTGGATATTTCGTAAAGCGACTGGTCGGTACTCATCGGCGTTGTCCCGTCGGTCTTGCTCTTATCATGCATGCGAATATTCAACGACTCGTCATTGTCCTGCGCGATCTGGCGCGCGGTAAAACGCATGACATAAAGAAACACATCCACCGTTCGCAGCTCTTCCGGCAGGTCAATATGACTACAAATACGTCGAGCGCGACCAATAATCTGTTCCGTGCGCACGGGGTGCCAGTATGGTTCTGTGATATGAACATAGCGAACATTACGCAAGTTGATACCTTCTGCGCCCGACGCGGTAATCATGAGAATTTTAATGACTTCACCGTACATATTATTCGTTGTGCGAGCATTCAGCTGTTCGGTAATCGATTTCGGCACATTCTTCCACTTGCTATTGAAGATATTGCGGATGATTTCCTTCTCTTCCGCGGTTTCTGTGCCGGTATAAAGTGCGAAACAAGGACGCTCCTGTTCTTCCGGCGTCATGTCAATCGTCCAGTCGCCGAGTGACGATTGTTTTATTTTGAATTGAGAGAACCCGTTGGCTTCTAATACAAGTTTAATAATTCCGATTCCTTCGAGAGTGCGGAACTGGCTATAAACAAGGTGAAGACCGATGTGTTGTTTATCGAGGATATTTTGAAGCAGGTGGAGAAATTTAGGACTGTATGTCGCAAGTTCTTCGGGAATCAGAAAACTACCCGCGCTTACTTTCAAATCACGGATTGCCTTCATAATTGCGGCTTGATATTGTGCGACATATTCTTTTTTGCTGGATGCGGCTGGTTGTTTTTTACCGCTCGTGGCGGCGCCGGCCATGACCGCAGCGACCGCGTCCGAGTGTTCGCCAGTAATGACCATTTCAGTGTCATCTTCACTATCTTCTGCTTCTTCACCGTCAAGCATATTCTCGTCCAAACGCTCCGCGGGTTCATCGCTGCCAGTCGCCGCCGCCGCCGCCGCCGCGCCTTTCGGTTTGCGTCCGCGTTTTGGTGCCCCCGTCGCGCCATGCTCCATCGTCCGCGCAATACGCGCCGCCAACATATCCGCAGTTTCATGCGCGTCGGTCATCGCCCCCGCATCCGGCAATCCTCCAAGCGCCGCCGATTTTTCTAATTCCGCCGCGGCCATCCCGTCATCACCCGGCAAAGGACGGCGAATCGACGGCGGGAATACGAAATTACAAAAAGCGCGGGAAAAAATACGATACGTGGATGAAACATCTTCATAGATCCCGCCCTCACCGGCGCCTTCGCCGCCTTTCTTGCCGGCACCGGCCGCCGCCCCGCGTTTCTTCGCCTTCTTCTTCATATTCGATTCTTGGTTGCGTTCCAAGTCGCGCACGCGTGAATAAATCGCGAACTGGTAATCGCTCATCTCCGCCTCAACCAAGTGAAAATTCGCCGCGGAGTCATACATTGGCAGTAATTTCTCCTGTGCGCTACGAAAGTAGGATGTAAGACCGAGAATACGCCGAATAAACAAGTCGCGGTTCTTGAATTCTAATGTGGATGGATCGATGAAATAACCGTTGAAATCGTCTAATTTATCAGGGAGTGCTGTAAATGGCGTTTGTTTGTTCGTGGAAGCCGAGATGACCGAAATGCCATTCTCTCGGAGTTTTTGGATGATTGCGCGTTCGAATGCTGCGTCGGAGAGAAGACCATTTTCGGTGGATGTTGTATCCATCACGGCGATACTGGCCCCAGCACTGGCCCCCTCCGCGCCGTCTGACGACATTTTTGCGCTGGGATCCCCCTTTCGAACAACACCGCGATATTTCGATGTAACAGCATCATAGTCGCGGACAAACCCAAATGGATTACGAGTAATCATGAGTTTCTTGTTGCGCGTATTATAGTCCATATAGTCGAATGAAAGACCGATTCCTCTTGCGAAATCCGAGCCCGATGCTGCTGCTGCTGCCGCGCCCTTTTTGCCGCGCCCGGATGTGGCGGCACCAGCCAGACCAAATATTGACCTGAATGTATCAAGTGTAAGTCGGCCGCTGCCCGCTCCGGCCCCGGCTCCGGCTCCGGCTCCGGCTCCGGCTCCGCCTTCGCCAATCGTGAATACCCAATTGTCGATATTACCACGCAGAAGATTGAATAAGACGGCAATTTCATTCGGATAGTTAATAATCGGAGTTCCCGTCAATAATACAACCTTCGCATTCTGCGCCGACAGCAAAAAATGATAGAGTCGGTAAGCCATCGAGGTCGGACGTTTGAGTTTATTCACGATACGGCTCACGAAATTATGCGCTTCGTCGATAATGACCACCGTATTATCAAAGGGGTTATGGGTATAACCGTCGGTCATACTTTTCAGTTTCTCCGCACGAAGACCGTTATAATTGATGAACTCATATTTCGTATTTATCATTTCGTCGATTTGGCGATCCACGCGCACCCTCTGGCTCGGTGTGAGTTCCGTCTCGTAGTTGCTGGGTTTTGTGACATTCACCATCCAGGCGCCACCGTTGGAGCGCACGAATTTCTCATCGGGGAGCATCAGGATTTGCGATAATACGCGGGTAAGTTCCGCATTTCCGCGCGACTCGATAAACTCCCAATACTGGTTCTTCTTGTACATCAGGTCGCCGCATTTCGACTTCATTTCCTCGATATAGTTCATACGAAGAGACGCGGGAGTCATCACGACGATTTTCTTAAACGTTTTCAGGCCTTCCGCGATGGCGATAGAAGAGCAGGTTTTACCACTTCCTAAACCGTGGAATAGAAGCAAACCGCGATAGGGGGAATAAATATTCAAGTAATCGCGCACGATTTTCTGGTGGGTGAGAAGCGCAACCGACGCGGAGTCGTCACCGCCATATAATGACTCGCATGAGAGGTCATTTTCACCGGAGGTAAGTTCTTCGCGGTAAGGGCGGAATAATGCGTTGATGTATTGAATGAATTTGGCGCGGTTATTCATATAAAACTCCGATGCTTGGACTTGGGGAAGCGGGCGCGGGACTGGAAGACGTGTCGCAACAATAGTGTCGCCAATCTTATATGCGGCGATATTCACAGTGCTGTCTTCGCGTTCAGTGAGTTTCTTCACGACCGATTTCACACTAGCAGCGGCAGCAGATACAGAGCCAGACGCAGTATCGGGGATTTTCTTTGATTTTACTCGGATGATATGTTTTTTCGGGGCGGCGGCCGGTGCGTCTTCGTCCCCTCGGCGGATCTCTTCAAACTCGGCAGGTTCATTCGCTTCAGCAATGGCGAGTGCGGCGGATGCCTTACTTCGTTTTACCGGTTCATCAGAAGGCAAAAATGCGCGTTTGACTAATTTGATAGGTGCGTCGGCTACGGCTTCATCTGGAACACCAATATCAATACCGATTTCTTGTTCTAATTCATTACGTCGAACAGTAATCGCCGAGGCGGCGGCGGGGGCGACGAATTTACTAGAAAACGATTGAGGAATAACACCGCGACGAGATGCTGCTAATTTCGCCATAATCGCCGCACGGTCGATGTCAGAAGTGTGGAGTTTATTCACGAGCAGACCACCCGTATTTTGTTTCGTCGTAGGCGCGGCGGGGGCATCATCGGCGGCGGCGGCGGCGGCTTCTCCTTCTACAGGCTTCTCCGGCTCAAATTCTTCTTGACGCTCACGCCTCATCGTCGCATACCCCGACACGTTTTTCGGTTTTTTCAATATATCACTCGGTAATTTACGAGAAAAATGAATTGTAACGCCTTCATCGCCACTCTCCCCTTCTTTTCCACTACTACCCGACGACGCCCGCCGGATCATCGGCCGACTTGTAAGATTATATTGTTGTAAGACATTCATCGTAATATTACTAACATATACTATTATATTTATTTCGCAATCCGCGCGATTTGTTTGATTGCCATTTCGCACGTGATTTGTTCGGCCTTCTTCTTGATTTTGTGTGTAGCACGCGCAAAGAATATGAATGCTTTCCCGCCATTATCTTCGCAAATCCGATGAACACCTGCGAATCCATCCGCCAACGAATCAAATCGAATTGCGGCCGATGGCTGCCCGATGACTTCGTGTAACGGTTGTCCTAAACATAAATACAACCCCATTTCATATCCACCCTCGCCGTCCCGCGACAATTCGATGTAATCCGGCGTCGTCTTGAACTCTTTCTGGATCTTCACCTGAAGGATGTTCTTGTAGTTGTCGTCATTTTTGATTAAATTCGTCCAATCGACGTGTCGCTCAAATACATTTTCGATGAAGATTTGGGCGATTTGGAACCCGGCTCCGCAAAGAAACACCTTTTCAAACCATTTATCCTCATCGCGAATTGGAACGCGGTTGAAATCCAGAAACATCGCACCGATAAACGCTTCGAACAAACACCCCAATTTCTTCAGATTGGTTCTCGTCTTCTTTTCTTCCGAGTGCTTGGATATAATATACCAGCGGTGAAGTCCCATTTCAAGCGCGAATTTGCCGATGGTTTCGTTTTTGACGATGGCGATTTTCTTCTCTGTCATGAAACCTTCGTTCTCTTTAGGAAAACGGCGGTAGAGGTAGTATTTCGTGATACATTCGAGCACGCCATCACCGACGAATTCGAGACGCTCGTTGGATTTCGTATGAAGCGGCATCGCGCCTTCCGGACGGTCCATGAAGGTTATATTTTCGAGTTCGTTGAGCGCTTTAGGGCGTTTGGTATAAGAACGATGAACGAACGCGCGCCGATACAGTTCAAAATTATGGACTTGGGATGGAACGCCGTATCGCGCGAGGATGCTTTCAACCTCTGCCAGTGTGATTTCCACGTTTTCGGTATTATACGGATTGAAGACATAACGACCGTCATCGACGCGTATAATATCGTCGTCGTTGTATATATTTTTGCCGGTTCGCGAGCTTTCTCCCGCCGGCATGTCGGCATCACCACCACCACCGCCGCCAGCGGTTTCATCGATATTTAGAAGGATATTTTCGGATTCAGAACCGTCATCCTCATCAGAACCACTACTACCCACAGAAGCGACAATTCCCTTACGAACACGAAACATTATAAACCAATGACAGACGACGGATTACGGACGACGGACGACGGATAATAATAATATATGAGCCAATGTATTTAAGCAAAATCCATTCAATTTTTTATATCGGTATTATTTATAATTCAGTATTACAAAATGGTCTTAAGTGGTTCCAAGAAAGTTAGCGGTATTCGTTCTCTCACGAGCAA